TGAAAGCGGCCCATGTGCTCGCCGATCGGCGTGAGGTTGGGAAGGTCGCTCACGGGCTCGACGCCGTCCAGCGTCTTCTGCGGCGAAGCCTCCGAGCTGGCGTTCTTGCAGTACATCGTCGTGCGCAGCCGGCCATCCAACTCGGTCAGCGCGCTGTTCGGGCGCTCTGCCATGAAGGAGAGCACAACGCCCGGGTTGCTATCTGGCGGGCGGTTCTTCTGCGACAGGACTTCGAGGTCGGTTTGCTTGGCCTTGGTGGGAACTTCGAGTTCGAACATGGGTGATTGCTCCTGGTGGTTGGTGGTCAGTACGGGACGCCGTCGTCGTCTTCGTCGTCGGCGGTGCTGTGCGCAATGCGCGGCGTGCTGGCCTCGGCGCTGCGCAGCTCGTAGCTGGACACGGGCGTCGCGCGCAGGTAGCTGGCCAGCTTGCGGGCCGTGCTCTCTTCCATCGGCGTCATGCCGTAGATCGCACCCTGGGTGAAGAAGCGCGTGTAGGGCGCCACGTCGGGCAGCTCGGGCACGTCGATGCGGATGAAGTGCACGCCGCCGATGGTCTGCTCGGACAGCTTGCCGGCCAGGCGCTGGTGGCCGAACAGCTCCAGCAGTCCCCAGGACTCGAACTTCTCGGTGGTGGGTTCGCTCATGAAAGCTCCGGTGGTGGTTGGAAGGAAGGGCGGCGCTTTCGCGCGTAGCGGCAAGGGCGTGGTCAGGGGATGGAGGAGGGAGGAGAAGACCGGCCGGCCGCGCGCCCTGGAAACTTGTTAGGCGGCGCGCGCGCTGAGCCCGCGCTCGGCCACGACGGTGACGCCCGGGTAGAGCGGGCCGGCCTTCTTGAAGGCGCGGGCCTGGGCACCCAGGAACACGGTGTTCGCTTGGATGGCCTCGATCGGGGCCTTGCCCTCGGCGATCGCGTGCACCAGCTGCAGCAGGTTGTCGACCTGGGCGGCATAGGTGACGCGCCCGCTGATGCCGGTCACGCGCGCCGGTGCGGCGACGGCCACGGGCATGGTGATCACGGCCGCCTCCTGCGAGGCCCCATCGGCTTCTGCCTGGGCGGCCTCTGCGTTGGCTGCCTGAGATTCGGCGCGCTGCCGGAGGGCTTCGGCGGCTTCGTCGTTGCCTGCTTCGGCGGCAGCCGCTGCCTCGGCGGCCAGGCGCCGTGCTTCCTCCTCGGCGGCGCGAGCTGCCTCCTGCTTCTGGCGCTCGATCTCGGCCAGGCGCTCGCGCTCGATGCGCGCCAGGCGCTCGGCCTCGGCGCGCGCGGCGGCCGCAATGCGCTCCTGCTCGGTCTGGTAGGCCAGCATCGAGCGCTTGAGCACGCCCTCGGCCTGGGTCAGGAACTCCGCCGGCCCCTTGAAGAGCGCGTCCACCGCCTGCTTGGCGCGAAACAGCGGGTCGGCGATGGTCTTGCGGGTGTCCTCGACGCTCTTCTGCAGGGCCTTGATGCGCTGCAGGTCCTCGCCGGCGGCGGCGAAGAGTTCGTCGCTGTCGATGGTGTACTCCTGGGCGGTAGCCAGCATGCGTTGGGCTTGCTGGCCGAACACCACGGCCGAGGATGCGTCGTAGGGGATGGTGGCCTTCAAGGCCGGGGCGGTTGCGGACATGAAAACTCCTGTGGTCAGAACTTGGGGGTGATCTCGTGCCGCGCGCACCAGCTGCGCAGCGTGAGAAGGGATGCGAACACCGGCCAGTCGCTGGGGTCGGTGTAGGTCTTGGCGTGATAGGTGCCGTCTGGCCTGAGCTGCACTGCCATGCGCAGCGCGGCGCCGCCCATCACTTCGTCATCGGCGCGCGCGTAGGCGGCCAGCTGCGGGCCCACGCTGGGGTACAGCTGCACGCTGCTCTTGATGTCGACGTAGGCGCGGCGCCCGCGCACGATGCCGCGGCGGTCCAGCGTGCCGGCGTAGCGCAGCTTGGGATGAAAGACGCGCTCTTCGATGCCGTTCCACTGCACCTCGTAGTCGCCGCTGAACTTGTGCCAGGCCTCCAGATACGGCACCAGGTGCTCGTCGAGCTGCTTGAAGTCCAGCGTCTTCTTGTCGCTCAGCTCGCAGGCCAGGTGCACGGCGGTGCCGAACTCCGACGCCGCGCGCAGCACCTCCTCGCTGACCGCGCCGAAGTCGGTGAGCGGCTGCAGGATGGTGGTCACGCCCGGAACGGGCTGGCCGTCCCAGTAGTAGCGGTGCGCGGCAGCGTCGAAGGTGAGCATCTCAGGCAGCCTTGGGCAGCAGGTCCTTGAGCACGACGAAGCAGTCCTTCGTCAGGCCCGTGAGGTCATCGGGCAGCTCGGCCAGATCGGCTTGCTGCAGCAGTTCGCGCAGGTTCAGGTTGTTGTTCTTGACCCGGTTGAGGATGAGCTTCTTCTCGCCCTCGGTGGCCAACGCGCCGGCGGCGCTCGCCGACTTGGCGGGCTTCTCCTGCACGTCCTGGGCTTGCTGCTGGGCGGCCGGCTGCTCCTGTTCTTGCTGCGGCTGCTGTGCGGCCTGGTCGGTGCCAGCTTCCGGTTTTGCCCCCTCGCTCGAGGTGTCCTGCGCCTCGTCACCATCGACGCCCGGCGTCTGCGCCAGCGCAACGGGCGTGCGCACCGCCGGCTTACCGGCGCGCGTCTGCTGGCTGATCTCGCCGGTGTCCATGTCCACCACGTCGTGCAGCTCGTCGTCGGTGGACAGGCCCATCGAAATCTCGGGCGCGTAGGTGCGGATCAGGAAGGCCGCGGCCCGGTACATGAGCATCAGCTCGGGCATCGTCTTCCACTTGCTGCCGTTCTTGCTGCTCCAGCCTTCGGCCTTGGCCATCTCCACGGTCACCAGCGGGCCGTCGATGCGGTCGCCGGTGGCCTTCTCGATGGCCCACGCGCGGCACGCGGTGCGCGCTTCGTTCCACTCGTAGCGCAGTGCCGAGAAGCGGCCGCACTGGTTGAAGCAGGCGATCAGGAACTTGGAGGACCAGCCCGGATTGCCGTGCACGATGTACAGGTTCTGCATCACCATCAGCGGCGACGCCTGCATGCGGTTGGCCATCTCCAGTGCCACGATGCAGTTGGCGACGTTGCCCTGGTAGGTTTGCGGAACCAGCGTGGAGGCGGCAAAGGCCTTGCCGATGCGGTTGGCCAGTTCCCAGCCGCTCTGGCTGTTGAAGCCAGGGGCCTCGGCGGGCAGCGCCTGGGATTGGACGGCGAGTTCAGTGCTCATTGCAGTCTTGCTTTCTTGGTGGTGGTCAAAAGGGCATGTCGTCCAGATCCAGGGGCTGCTCCGGCGCCGGCGCGGTGGCCGGGAATTCGCGGATGAGGTTCTGGAAGTTGGTCGGCACGTGGTAGTCGGACAGGCGCATGACGACGACGCAGTCGTCGCCCAGGCCGTAGCGCATCGCGAAGAGGCAGCCGGGCTGAATCTCGCCGTCGGTGAAGGTCCAGATCTTGGGATTGGCGGCCATGCAGGCGGCAGCGCGGCGCGCGAACTCCTGCTCCTCCTGCTCGGTGGACATGTAGACCATCCTCATTGCAGGCTCCCGAACACGAACACGAACACCATCAGCAGAGCCGCGGCGATCAGGTAGATGACCAGCGACGAGGCCTTGAACTCCTGCTGCAGCTGGTCCTCGGTGACGATCCAGGCCTGGCCGCTGCGCACGTGCGGCGCGCGCTCATCCAGGCTGCGCGAGAAGCGCATCGCGCTGTCGTACTGGTCCTCGGCCACCACGAACTCGGCCGGCGAGGACAGCGGGCGAGCGCCGAGCGCGCGGCCGATCTCGGCGGTGCGCAGTGCGGCGAACTGGGAGGGGGTGGGCGCCTTCACGGCAGCAGCTCCTCGAGCTGGGAGAAGGTGCGGCCGGCCTGCTCGATGAGGGCACCGCCGGCGATGAAGTTGGGACGCTGCAGGTCCAGAGCCTTGCGGGCCTCCTGCAGGCTGGCGATCGTGCGGTCGATCAGCTCCAGGTGCGGCACGTCGTCATCGCGGCCGCGCTCGTCGGTGGTCTTGTGCGGGAACTGCAGCGAGCGCAGGGCCGCGATGTGCTGGGCGTGGATCTCCAGCATGGGCCGCGCTGCCGCGGTGGTGGTGTGCATCCTGATCCCCTCGTTGTTGGTACGATGGGATTTATTGAACCACAGTTCAAGGCAGGATGCAACTACAGTTCACTAAATTTCTGAACCGGCGTTGTCCAGTCACAAAAAAGCCCGCGCAAGGCGGGCTTGACGTGGAAAGAAGTCCGGCTACTTCACGTTGCGAGCAACGAAGAAGACGATGGCCGAGAGGAGGGTGCCGAGCGTGATCATGGCGCCGATGATCTTCCAAGTCTGCTCGTTGATGGCCTTGTGCAGTTCGGCGCGCAAGTTGCCCTCCGCGCGCACCAGATCCTCGCGGGTGGCGAGGGTCTTGACGACGGCTTCCAGGGTGGCGACTCGGGCTTCCATATCCCCATTATCGGGGGGCTCGCCGCCGGGTTCAATGACGGCCTTCGCCTTGGGGAAGTCATAGACGGGCATCAGTTCTCCCCGTCGGCCAGTTCGACGTAGCCACAGGTGGTGCAAAGCCATAGCTGCGCGCCGAACAGCTTCCCCGTTGGCAGCGCAACCTTCTTGGGCACCCCGTTCTCCGATGCTTGCTCGATCTTGCGGCCTTCCAGTCCCCAGACACCATCCATTTTGCTCAGGGGGCCATGACCGTAGCGGCAGGTGCGCTCTACGCGTTGGTAAGCCATGCGGCCGTCACTCGCATTTGAAAAGCACTTCGGCCTCCGGCCAGCCGCCGAAGGCGCGCGCTGGAATCTGCTTCACGTCCACCACCCGAGCCTGCTTGCCGGTCTTGCCACAGTAGGCGTGGGCTTCGCTGGTGGCGGCGGTCTTGAGCGAGTCAGTCGTCACCCAGGCGCCGCCGCCCTGGTGCGCTACCTTGTAGAGGCCATCTGACAGGGGCGTCACCCCGGTGGTGGGTGTGGCGCAGCCGACAAGGGTCGCGGCGGAGAGGAGGGCGGCGAGATGCTTCATTTGTCGAGGTACTTCACGATTCGGTAACGGATCTGCTTGCGGCCTGAGCTCTGCATCGTGCCCACGGCCGTGGTGCTGCCCGCAAAGGCGACACCGGAGCCGATGCTCTGACCCTGGGTCCACCCGTCCTGCACGATCGCGGCATCGCCCTTGGCGGCCTTGATCTGGTCGACGATGGCCGAGCGCAGGCGCTGGTTGCCAAAGACGTTGTCGAAGTCCTCCACGGTAGCCACGCCGAGCACCTGGTAGCGCCGCGGCGGGTCGCCGTTGTCCCAGATGTCGTAGCCGTCGATGACCTGCTTTGTGCCCCCTTGGCCTTCGATGATCTGCGCGGTGCGACCTTCATAGACTTGATAGTTGGTGGTTGAGCAGCCCGCTAGGAGAGCGGCGGCAAGAATGGCGAAGCGCAGGTTCACTTGGTCTCCTCGGGATCTCGGTGGCGAATTATTAGGGCGAGGTCGTCATCTAGGGCGCGAATTGCGCCACGGCAAAACGTGGGATTTTTGGCAAGAAGGCCGGCCACGTTCGTGATGTAGCGCATGCGCTTGAAGGTGGCAGCGAAAGCGATGCCGGTGAGCTCGCCGCGCTCGGCGTAGTCCAGCAGCTGGCGAAGGGCCGCCACCGTGTCTTTGCTGAAGGTGTCGTGCACGAGCTGGTAGGGCATGGCTCAGTCCTCATCGCCCACCCGCTTCTTGCCCGGGCGCGGCGCGGCAGGGACCGGGGTGATCTTCTTCCAACTGCCCGCGCCGGTAGGCGGGGGAGGGGCCCCGAAAGCTTCGGCCACGCGCTCGTCGGGCACTGGCGCCGGGATGTTGTGCTTGCCGAAGAACATCTCGTCGGCCTTGCGCCGCGCTTCGTCGGCCTTTTCGGCCAGGCGCTGGCGCAGCGTCTGCTTCTCGGGGTCGGGCAGCAGGGCAAAGTCCTGGAGAAGTGCCCACTCGGTCTCGCTCACCGTGCGCTGGAAGTTGGGTTCGAGCGGTTCTTGGTTGGATCGAGCGACCAGTGCGGCTGTGTCCATGATCACCATGGCGCCGCTGCCTTTGGCGTTTCCCAGCTCCGCCGGATCCTTTGGACCCTTGCCGGTCGCCAGCCATTCCGCATTGACCGTAAGGTGGGCCGATATCTTGAGGAGGTTCTCGCCCTTGAGGGTCGCTGTCTTGCCGTCCAGGATCTTCTTCACGGCCTGATAGCTAACCCCCACGGCGCTCGCAAGCTGCGACACCGAGACGCCGCGATCCTTCATCGCGGACGCGAGCCGCTCTCCTAGGTCAACCATAGTTGGATGATCGCATGTGGTCGGTGAACTCAAGTTGCATGTCGAATTGAACTGTGGTTCAATGCGCGCATGCTCAAGACCAAAGCCATTGAACTGCTCGGAGGCTCCACCGCTGCCGCCGCCGAAGCAATTGGCGTCACGTACCAAGCAGTGGACAAGTGGCCCGACGAGCTTCCCGCCCGCCTGGTTGACCGAGTGCTCGCCGCCCTGGTGCGCAAGGGCAAGCCCATTCCTCCCGAACTGGTCGCCGAACTGAACAAGCAGGCGGCCTAGGCCATGCCCCTCTATGCAGCAGTCGCCGCCAGCCTGGGCCTGTGGCTCGCGCTGATCGGCTGCGTGCTCTTCGACGCCCAGCTCATCGGCGCCGGCGTCTGCATCTTCCTGCTGGCCAGCGTCGAGATGGCCGAGCGGGTCATCGAAGGCTGATCCATGCGCACCTCCACCGCACTGACCTGCACCGTCGTCCTTGGCGTCGCGTGCGTGCTCGCAATCCTCATCGGCGTGCCTGACCTGGTCATGGCGCTGCTGCTGGGCGCCTTCGGCCTCGCCGCCTTCCTCTCGCTGACCTCCGACATGGGCGATGCGCTCGATGTCGAGTCCGGCTTCGGCGAGAGCGAGTAGGGCGGCTGTGTGGATGTGCATGCCGCCCATTTTTTTGCCCACCCCTGATAAGTCCTGATACACGATGAAATCAAAAGTTATCAGTGCCCCCGAATCTCAGCTCACCTTGAGCTTCGAAGAGGGCATCGCGCAACGCTTCGGCTCCTTGCGCGAATGCATCGCCACCGGCGTGTATCAGCGCGGCCTCGGCAAGTGCGCAATCGACCTGGACAAGGCGCCGGGCAACCTGAGCGTCGAGCTGTCCGAGGACCCCACACGCAAGTTCTCGGTCGAGAGCCTGGAGCGCTACATCGAGAAGACCGGCGACACCACGCCGATCCACTACCTCATCGACCGCTTCCTGCACGACAACACGCGCAAGCAGGAAGCCGCCATGGCTGAACTGGCACCCATGCTGCAGATGCTGGTGCCGGCCATGAAGAAAGCGGGGCTGATGTGAGCCTCGTCGACCGCGACAACCCCGGCCAGTGGGCCGACGGCAGCCCGCGCAGCCAGAACAACGGCTTCACCCACGGCTTCGGAGAGCCCATCAGCTGGGTGCCCATGCAGCGCCGCGCAGATCGGCGCGCCATCAGCTCCAAGACCGTCGAGCGCCAGCGCGATGCGGGACTGCTGCAGGTGGGCGCCATCCAGACCATGGGCCGCAATCGCCTGGCGGTGTTCTCCATCGAGAACGCCGCGACAGGGCGCAAGTCCGCCGATCGCCGCGCAGCAATCCGGAAGGGAGGCATCTGATGCCCATCGAAATGACCGACGTCGAGCGCGAGGAGCACATCGCGGCATGCGCCGACGAGTTCATGCAGGCCATGGCCAAGCGTGACTTCGAGACCGCCCGTATCTGGCTGGCCAAGCAGACGCTGGCGGTCCTGGACCGGACGAAAGCCCAGGTTCTGCGCATGGAGCAGGAAAGGGGGCTTGTTCGATGACTGATCCCATGGTTCCGGCTGATTGCGACCTGCGCGGCATGCCTTTCATGCCGCTGGAAGTGGGGCGACTGCTGGATTCCGACCTGTTCGCACTGAGCACCGGCGACGAGTTCAAGGCCGCTGTGGCGCTGTGGTGCAAGAGCTGGTCGCAATTGCCGGCGGGCAGCTTGCCGAAAGACGAACGCGTGCTTGCTCACCTGGCCAGCGCAAAAAGCTGGAAGAAGGTGCGCGAGATGGCGATGCGCGGCTGGGTCCTGTGCAGCGATGGGCGCTACTACCACCCGGTCATCGCATCGAACGTCCTCGAAGCCTGGGAGCGGCGCGAGGAGTTTCGAGACGGACAGGACGCCAAGGAGTCAAGACAGAAGCGGTGGCGCGAGAAGCTCAAACGCCTTTCGGCCCTTCTGAGAGACGCCGGCGTGACGCCTCCGCTGAACCCCTCGTTGAAAGAGCTGGTGCGTCTCTGCGAGACACATGTAGACGGATTTGTAGACAACGACGTAGACGCAAAAACGTCTACAGGTAGACGCGGTGTAGATGCGACTGAGACAGCTTTGACAGTAGACAGTGACAGTAGACAGAAAGAAGAGAGAGATAACGCGGGCGTGAAGCCGACTTCGGCGGGGGATGCGTGCAAGGCCATGAGGCATGCGGGCATCGCCGACGTGAACCCTGGACATCCCGAACTGCGCGCCATGCTCGAAGCTGGAGTGACAGCCGACGAGTTGGGCTCAGCCGCAGCCGACGCCGTGAAGCTGGGCAAGGGGTTCGTCTACGCCATGCGGATGGCGCAAAGCAGGCGACGCGATGCCGCGAAAGTGGGTGCATTGCCCAGCAAATCCCAGTCGCAGGACTGGACGGCGGGGGCGATATGAAGCGCGACTGGTACGCCGTCAACGCCCGCGACCTGCTCGAGCACCGCAAGCACGGCGAGCTGCCGACGAATCCCGTGTCGGTGGTTGTCGGCCGCGGTGAAGCACCGTACCCGGCCTTGTACCTGCACGACGACATGCCGCTCGAGCGCATGGACTGGCGAATGCTGGTGAACCTGGACGTGTGGCTGTGGGCTGGCTTCTCGGTGCCGCTGGAGCGCATCAAGCGCATCGCCAAGGACATCGCCCAGGTGCAGCCCTCGGTCCTGATCCTGCGCTTCGCCGACACCACCGGCTTCACGCACGACGTCGAGCTGGCGTTCTCCACCCATCAGCCCGGCTACCCCGAGCACGGCATCAAGCCCGTGCACGACACCACCTGGCGCCCCCTAAACCTCACCGGATCCACGTTCGGCACGCGCCTGTGCGCCGGACTGCGCTGACCATGCAGACCATCCCCGACCACATCAACTTCGACGACTACTTCGAGCAGGCCTTCACCGATGGCGCCAAGGTCAAGCCCGCGTCCAACTGGTGCGACAGCGTCATCTCGCGCTTCCACGGCACCGAGTCGCCCGCCAGCTGGTCGCCCATCGGCTTCAACAAGGCCGGCGGCAAGTTCGACCTGCGCCCCTCCGAGCTCACGATTTGGGCCGGCATCAACGGCCACGGCAAGACCACGTTCCTGAGCCACATCCTGCTCAACGTCATGTACGCCAACCACAAGGTGTGCCTGGCCAGCCTGGAGATGCCACCGGCCACCAGCATGGCCAAGATGACCCGCCAAGCCGCGGCAGTAGCCATGCCCGCGGTCCCGTACATCCGCGCCTTCCACCACTGGACCGACGACCGCATGTGGATTTACGACCATGTCGGCCGGGTGGACACCAAGCGCATGCTCGGCGTCGCCGCCTACGTGCGCAAGGAACTGGGCATCGAGCACCTGGTGATCGACAGCCTCATGAAATGCGGTCTGGGCACCGACGATTACACCGGCCAGAAGGACTTCGTCGACGCCCTTCACTCGGTGGCCAAGGACACGGGCCTGCACATCCACCTCGTCGCCCACATGCGCAAGGGCGAGTCCGAGCACAAGGCCCCGGACAAGATGGACGTGAAGGGCGCCAGCGAGATCGCCGACATCGCCGACAACGTGGTGATCGTCTGGAAGAACAAGCCCAAGCACGACGCCATGGAAAAGGCCCGCGCCGAGAAAGACGAGGAGCAGCGCGAGCAGTTGCTGGCCGCCCAGCGCGCCAAACCCGACGCCTTCGTGCGCGTCACCAAGCAGCGCCACTTCGAGTGGGAAGGCTCCATGGCTTTCTGGTTCGACCCCGCATCGCAGCAGTTCACCGAGAACCCCGACGCTCGCCTGAGCTACGTGGACCTGGACACCCGGGAATTCATGTTCGAGGAGCCGGCGCTGTGACCCATTCCCGCAACACCCCGCGCGCGATTGCGCCCATCCCTGGAGCCTGACCATGACCGACCTTTACGCCCCGAAGCCCGGCTCGTTGCCGGACCGCGTGCTCGCCTTCCTGGAGGCCAACCCCGAGGAGGAGCTCACGCGCAAGGACATCGCCGTGAAGTTCGGCCTCGAAGCCTCGGCGTCGATCGACACGCTGCTGCAGCTGGCGGTGGTGCGCGATTGCCTGGTGCGCACGCGAAACTCGGACGGTGAGCTCGTGTGGAGCCTTGGCGCGATCAAGGCACATCGCCAGGCCGTGGCCGCTACCGCGACGGGTACCGACGGCAAGGACCCGCTGCCGGTGCGCCAGATCGTCACATCGCTGCGCCCGCAGCCGGTGGTGGTGGATCCGACTGCCATCAAGGTCCGCAAGGGCGTGAAGCTGCAGACGGCGGCGGAGAAGCAGGCCGAGGCCTTCGCCAAGCTTTTCGACTCCTTCGCCGTGGGCGACAGCGCCGAGTTCGAAGCGGCCTGGGAGCCGATGCTGCGCGCGCAGCTCAAGCGCTGGGGCAAGGGCAAGGCGGCCCGCTTCGTCTTCGCTGAGACCGAGCCCGGCAAGGTGGGCATGGAGCGGCGCAAGTGATCACGCTGACGCTGCCGTATCCGATCTCGGCCAAGTTCGGCCAGCTCACCGTGCTGGAGCGTGTCGACAACGACCGCTTCGGCCGAACCCAGTGGAAGTGCCGCTGCGACTGCGGGAAAGAGCACGTCGCGGCGTTGTTCCGCCTGACCAGCGGCCACACGAAGTCCTGCGGCTGCATCCGCGGGAAGTCGCGCGCCACGCACCGCGGCAAAGGCACGCCGACGCACAACACCTGGTGCGCGATGAAGCAGCGCTGCAACTATCCGGCCCACGACCAGTTCGCCAGCTATGGCGGCCGAGGCATCCGCGTATGCGATCGGTGGTCAGAGTCGTTCGAGGCCTTCCTGGCCGACATGGGCGAGCGGCCCGAGGGCATGACCATCGAGCGAATCGACACCAACAGGCACTACGAGCCCGGCAACTGCCGCTGGGCCACCGAGGCCGAGCAGTCGCGCAATCGGCGCTCCACCATCCTGATCGAGCGCAACGGCCAGACGAAGTGCGTCAAGGACTGGTGCGATGAGCTGGGTCTGGACGTGGACGCCGTCTATGGGCGCATTCGCCGCGGTGCTTCGCCGCAGGAGGCGCTGCAGTGATCGAACTCACATTGCCCTTTCCACCCAGCGCAAATCGTTATTGGAGGACGGCCGTGCGCGGCAGCTTCGTCAACACCTACGTGAGCGCCGAGGCGAAGGAGTTCAAGGAACAGGTCGGCTGGATCTGTCGCGCTGCCGGCATCCGCACACCGATTGCCGGGCGCGTCTCCGTCGAAGTGAAGCTCTACCCCCAGCGCCCCCTCGATTGGGCCAAGCGCCAGCGCCTGCAGGGCTCGACGTGGGATGACAGCGTGCGCTGTATCGACCTGGACAACGCCAACAAGGTGCTGCTGGACTCGCTCAAGGGCATCGCCATCGAGGACGACAAGTGGGTGCGGCGCATCGTGGCCGAGCGCATGGAGCCGGACGGCGAGGCGCGCGTGGTCATCCGCATCACGCAGCTGGCGCTGCCGGCGTCGCCGCAGGCTGAGCTGCTGGAGGTGGCGTGATCCCTGTCACCCAGGACACCTGCGACTACTGCCACACCGCCGAGCAGCAGCCGGACTGGCCGCTGTACCGGGCGCAGTGCCGCGGCTGCGGCATTCGAGCGCTGGCGTCGGGCCCGCTCTTCCACAAGTCGGGCCTGGACGGCAGCCTGGCGCAGGGCTACCGCAAGGCGCTGTGCGGCCTGTTCGGCGACGACTGGCGCAACGGCCACCAGCAGGTCAAGGCCGTGCACGAGCGCATCCGGGCGGCGAGGGCGCTTCTGTGACCCTGGTCCTCAAGCCCGTCGGCCGCGGGCGCTGGCGCCCGATGTCCATCGCCATCGACGAGTGGCGCATCCCGCCGCTGTTCGTTGCGGTGGGCCAGCGCATCGCCATCGGCGGCATCGTTTTCAGAATATCGGAGATCAGAGCATGACCAAGATGCTTACGGCTGAGCGACTGCGTGAGCTGTTCGCCTATGACCCCGCCACCGGCCAATTCACCCGACTCGTGAAGGGTGGCAAGCGCAAAGTGGGCAGCGTCCACAGCGCAGGCTACGTGCAGATGCGTGTCAATCGCGAAGACCATCTGGCCCACCGGCTCGCATGGCTCTACATGACCGGCGAGTGGCCCGCCGATGAAATCGACCACAAGAACCGCGTTCGGAGTGACAACCGCTGGTTGAACCTGCGCTGCGCCGATCGCTCGGCCAACAGCCAAAACACCGCGATCCGTACCGACAACGCCGCGGGAATCCGGGGCGTGTACTGGTGCGAGCAGCGCCAGAAATGGTGCGCCGACATCCAGGCAGCCGGTCGCCGGCATCGGCTCGGCCGCTTCGACACACAGGAGGCTGCAGCCGCTGCATACGCCGCAGCCGCTGAGCGCCTGCACCCAGCACGCATCGCAAGGATCGATCCATGACCCGCATCAACTGGCCCGCCATCGTGCGCGACCTCGAAGCCACGCCCATGACCGCGCGGCGCATCGGCACGCTGATCGGCGCGTCGCACAGCGCCGTCCTGGGCTGGAAGAACCTGGGCAAGGAGCCCGGCCACTACCTCGGCGAGACCCTCATCGCGCTTTGGACCGAAGTTACCGGCAACACGCGCGAGGCCGCATGCTTGGAATCCCCTGTTTCCAGTGATTCGGGCACATTCCCAGCCCATGCCGAGCCCCAAGTCCACGCCTGCGACTCGTCGCAGTCCGGCGACGAGGAAGAGGGCGTCCGTGCGTAAGCCGGCAGCGAAGAAGTCGCCCCCGCGCAAGACGCTCGACGAGCTGGGCGTGGACTGGCTGTGCGAGGAGATCATCGGCGGCCGGTCCTTCCGCGACATCGCCAAGCAGCTGGACATGAACGTGTCCACGCTCACGCGCTGGGCGGCCAAGCCCGAGCACGAAGCCAGGGTGCGCGCCGCGCGCGTGGCCAGCGCGCAGGCCTTCGACGAGATGGCGCTGGAGGGCATCCTCAACGCCAAGAGCAAGATTGCCCTGGGCCGCGCCAAGGAGGCAGCGCATCACCTGCGCTGGCGTGCGTCCAACGTGAACCCGGGCGACTACGGCGACAAGCTGCGCGTGGACAGCAACGTCAGCTTCACGAACCTGAGCGAGGCCGAGCTGGCGCGCCGGGCCGCGGAGATCGAGGAGCGACTGCGAGGCGAAGCGCAGGCTGTGGATGGAGACGGCGCGTGACCGCGGTCCTTGAGCTCACTCCCGACCAGCGCCATGCGCTGCTGCGCGAGCGCTACGGGATCATGCTCGAGCTGCAGCGCCGGCACGAAGGCAACCGCTTGGCGCGCTACAAGCCCTATCCGAAGCAGCTGGAGTTCCACGCCGCGGGCCTGGAGTTCCTGCAGCGCCTGCTCATGGCCGGCAACCAGCTGGGCAAGACCTACAGCGCAGCCAGCGAGACCGCCATGCACTTGACCGGCCGCTATCCCGACTGGTGGCCGGGCCGCACCTTCCCGCGCGCCATCCGCTCCTGGGCTGCTGGCGAGACCTCCGAGCTGGTGCGCGACTCGATGCAGTTCCTGCTCTTCGGCAAGCTCGAAGCCCTGGGCACCGGCACGATCCCGCGCGACGCCATCAAGGACCACAGCCTGCGCCGCGGCATCGCCGACGCCATCGACACCGCGGTGATCCGCCACGGCGGCGGCGGCGACGTGCAGGCGCAGGAGAGCGAGATCGTGCTCAAGTCCTACGAGATGGGTCGCACGAAGTTCCAGGCCGCCACGCTGGACTGGGTGTGGCTGGACGAGGAGCCCGAGGAGGACATCTACAGCGAGTGCCTGACCCGCACCAACGCCACCAACGGCTCGGTGGCCATGACCTTCACGCCTCTGAAGGGCATGACCAACACGGTCAAGCGCTTCGTGAAGGACAAGATGCCCGGCACGCACGTGACGGTCATGACCATCAACGATGCGCTGCACTACAGCCCCGAGCGGCGCGCCCAGATCATCGCCAGCTACCCGGCCCACGAGCGCGAAGCGCGCGTGAACGGCGTGCCCACGCTCGGCTCCGGCCGGATCTTCCCCATTCCCGACGCCACGATCACGGTGCCTGACTTCCCGCTGCCGGCGCACTGGCCGCGCATCGGCGGCCTGGACTTCGGCTGGGACCACCCGAGCGCGGCGGTCGATGTCGCCTACGACCGCGAGACGGACATCGTCTACGTCACGAAGGCGCACCGCATGCGCGAGCAGACGCCGCTGCTGTTCTCGGCGGCCATCAAGCCCTGGGGCGGCGACTGGATGCCCTGGGCCTGGCCGCATGACGGCCTGCAGCACTCCAAGGACAGCGGCAAGGCGCTGGCGGACCAGTACCGCGGCCACGGCCTGGCACTGCTGCCCAAGCACGCAACGCACCCGCCGCAGCCCAACGAGGACGGCTCGCCGGGCGAGGAGGGCACAGGCGGCAACGGCGTCGAGGCGGGCCTGCTGGAGATGCTCGACCGCATGCAGACCGGCCGCTTCAAGGTGTTCGCCAGCCTCCTGGACTGGTTCGAGGAGTTCCGCGTCTACCACCGCGAGGACGGCAAGGTGGTGAAGCTGGACGACGACCTGATGAGCGCCACGCGCTACGCGCTGATGATGCTGCGCCACGCCGAAACCCGCCCCGCACCCGTGAAGCAGCGCGACTACGACAAGCCGCGCCGCATGCTCGCCTGATCCCGTTCCCCAACCGCCAACCACCCGAAAGGACCACCATGGCAAAGACCACCACCGCAGCGCCGGCAGCCACCGACAAGGAGGCCGCAGCCGCGACCACCACCGCAGCGCCGGCAGCCGAGACCCCCGAGGACAAGGCGGCGCGCCAGGCCGCCGAGGTGGCCGCTGCCATGCCGCAGACGCACGTCTACCCGGACGGCAGCGAGCGCCGCGGCTGCCCGCCCTGGCCCGAACTCAGCCCCTTGCAGGAAGAGCAGGAGGCCAAGCGCAAGCAGGCCGTAGAGATGGGCGAGGGCACGAAGCTGACCACCGGCGACGACCCGCAGCCCATCGCCTGAAGCCCACCACCCGAAGAACTTGAAAGGCACGCATGGCCAAGGATGATCGCAACTACGCCGCCCTGGCCGGCGTGACCAACTCCAGCCGCCGCACGGACGCCGACGCGCTCGCGATGCCGGCCGGCGATCCCGAGCAGTCCTCGCAGGCCCCCGGCGACGGCGAAGGCATGAGCGAGGACGAGCTCCTGTCGATGCTGCAGCGCTACGAGGACGACAGCGCCGAGTACACCGACACCACGCTGCGCGAGGTGCGCGACAGCAGCATCAAGGCCTACTACCAGCGGCCCTACGGCAACGAGGAGCCCGGCTGGTCCCAGATCATCACCAGCACGGTGTCGGACACCGTGAACTGGATCCTTCCCGACCTCCTGGACCTGTTCATCAGCACCGACGAGGCCGTGAAGTTCAACCCGCGGCGCGCCGCCGAGGTGAAGGGCGCGCAGGCCTCGACCGACGGCTGCAACTACATTTTCTGGCAGCAGAACAGCGGCTTTCACATCCTGCACAACGCCTTCTGGGACGCCCTGGTGCTGCGCACCTGCGCGATCCACTGGCGCCTGGAGGAAAAGCGCACCAAGAGGCAGCAGGTGTTCACCGGCCCCGGCCTCATCCCGACCCTGATGCAGGCGGGCATGCTCAACGACCCGCAGATGGAGATCGTGAGCGTCGAGGACGTGCCTGGCCCGATGGTGCCGATGCCGCCCCAGGCGCCTGGCCAGCAGCCGCAGGTGGTGCCCGGCCCGCCGATGACGCGCATCCGGGTGTCCAAGGTCGAGACCTCGCGCCGCGTGCGCATCGACTGCTTTGAGCCGGAGAACCTGCGCATTGCCCGCGGCTGGACCTCGCCGCTGCTGGAGGGCTGCCCCTACGTGGCGCGGGACCTGGAGATCAGCCTCTCTGACCTCAACGAGCTGTGCGACCAGCTGGGCGTCGAGCGCGTGGACGCCGAGGACCTGAAGGGCAGCCAGGAGCCGTCGGCCAGCGAAGGCGACGTGATGCGCTTCGACCGCACGGGCGACGGCAGCGCCGATTCCTTCCGCTCGGGCCGCGACAACCTGGCGATCGAGTCGGACGACGAGACCGCCACCATGGGGTGGCTGCGCATCGAATGGGTGCTGGCCGACTTCGACGGCGACGGCATCGCCGAGCTGCGCGAGGTGTACCGCCTGCAGGACATGATCCTGCACCACGAGGAGGTCGAAGCCATCCCCTGCGCCACCGGCTCGCCGCTGCTGGTGCCGCACAAGTGGGACGGCCAGTCGGTGTCCGAAGCCCTGGAGGACCTGCAGCTGCTGCACACCGAGCTGATGCGCGGCGTGGTGAACAACGCCTACAGCTCGAACAACCCGCGCAAGGTGGTGCTGACCGACAAGAACGGCGCCACCCTCGTGAACATGAACGACCTGCTGGACAGCGACCCGGGCGGCTACATCCGCACCACCAGCATGGACGCCATCCGCATGGAGCCGGTCGAATACGTCGGCAACGACTTCATGCCGCTGCTGGACATGGTCGAGAACGCGGTGGAGAAGCGCAGCGGGGTCACCCGCCAGCGTCTGGGCATGGACCCCAACGCGATCAACACCCAGCGCACCCTGGGCGAGACGCGCATCGTCGACCAGGCCAGCAAGCAGCGCATCAAGCTCATGGGCCGGGCGCTGGGCGAGACCATCGTCAAGCCCATGTTCAAGGGCGTGCAGAAGCTGGCCACCTCCGGCAAGGTGGACAAGCTCTTCTTCGAGCTGCGCGGCGAGTTCGTGGAGATCGACCCGAACGAGTGGATCGATGGCTACGACATGAGCGTGAACGTGGGCCTGGGCACCGGCGACCGCGAGGCACAGGAGAAGGCGCTGGCCGAGGAGTTCCAGGTGCAGATGAGCCTGCTGCCTACGCCCCTGGGCCAGGCCGG